GCGAGCACGGGCGCGGATGCGCTCGCGGTCGGCGTCGTGGCTGATGATGGGGAAAAGTTCCTCGGTCATGTGTGCTCCTGGTGGTCGTGTTGAAGGTGCCCCGTGTCGCCGGGGCCACGCGATGCGGAAGAGCGGTCAGTCTTTTGTCAGGCCACCGGCGACGACGGCGGCGGCGACGATGGCGGGGGCGTCGGGGATGACGGCGGCGATGCGCGCAATCATATCGGCGTGCTTGGCGGCGCAGGCGTTGACGTCCTCGGCGATGGCGATGTCGGCGAGGATGGTATCGAGCGTCGCCGAGGCCTTCGCGCGCTTCTCCTCGGCGCTTGCGGCCTTCTTCACCGGGGCCGTCGCGACGACCAGCGGCTGCACGACGTACGGCTTTCGCGACGCTTTCGACGCGGTCAGCGAGAGCGTCACGGGGCGGGCCAGTTCGCTCATATGGCTGATGCGGATGCCACCGACGGCGGCGCCACCGAACACAACGCTATCGTCGCGGAAGAGCGTTATCGAGCGGCCGACGTAGGCGCCACCATCGCGGCCCCAGACGTGGACGAGCACGCGGCGCATACTCTTACAGGGAAGGTACGGCTTGCCACCGTCACCCTCGAAGTGGACGGCGACGGGTTGGTCACCCTGCCCCGTCGACGCGCGAGCTTTCACCGCGGTGACGAGGATGGTTCGAGGGCCGACGATGAGGTCATCGGCGTTCAGCTGGTCGGATTTGGGGGCGATGGTTGCCCCGAGGTCGATGCCGGTCATGTGTGCTCCTAGTCGTGTGTGTTCGTGGTGGTCAGATGACGATGGTGTCGTCACGGCGTTCGGTGGGAATGAGCCGGTAATCTCGGCCGCTCATGCGTTCCACCATTTTCGCATACTTCTCGTCGAGAACTGTGTGGAACTTTGTCGCAGCTTCGACAATGGCGCCTTGAACTTCGAGGTCGCCAAAGATTCTCAGCGTGAGCATCGGGAGCCCAGCGCAGAATGAAACGAAGTCGCACCATGAGCGCTCGCTCACAAGCAGGCCGGTCTGAACCTGCAACAGGAAATCGGCGGGCATCCTGTCCTCGTCGATGGTCTGCATTTGAAATCGACCCTTGCGCGATTTGACCTCGACAAGCCCGTCGATTCCCACAAGAGCGTCGGGGGAATACCCCAGCGCAAAGCCCCATTTGTCGTTGACGATGAACCCAACGCGTTCAATCTCCCCGTAGTTCTCGGCGTAGATTTCGAGGGCTTCCACCTCGTCAACCTCGCCGCGCAGCATGTCGTCGCCGATGTACGTCGGTTCGACGTACTGCGTGACACGCTGGGCGAGCAGCTCGTACAGGTGTGACCTGCTCTTGTCGTTGTCGGCGGCCTTCAACTTCGAGGGCGTGACGATGTGCTTCATCTCTGACGCCGTGAGCAGTCCGCAGCGAGCCTGCAGCCATTCCGGCGAGCCTTGAATCAGTTCTTTGTAAATGGTCAGGGTCATGACAGCACCTTGAAATCTTCGGTGGCGGCGTAGAGGCGAGCAACCTTTTCGCCGGTGGCGAAAAGCATGATGGCGCGAACGGCATAGGGGTACTGCGCTCGTCCCCGGCGGCTGTTGCGGTCATTGGACAACCGCAGGATGCACGTCGCCGAGTCTGGTCCGTCCCATGAGCCACGGCGGTACTCGTCGCAAAACTTCAAGGCATCGGCATCGCTGATGACGGCGGCGCGGACTGCACGAGACAGGGCGCCGATGACTGCGCTCGGTATGACGTCGCCGAGGACCATTTGACGCAGCAATGCGCCATGCTTTCCGGCCACAAAAATGGCGACCTCAGTCTTCGACGCATGGCGGGCGGCGTATCCAACGACTGCGAAGTTCGCGGCGGCGGCAAGCTTGTTCGTGTTCAACTCACCGGCCAGGTGCAACACGTCGGCGGCAGTGCGTCGGCTTGCGTCACCGATGACGTGGAAGGTTCCGGGCTCGCAGTCGCGAAACACCAGCGACGTGATGCTCACACCGCTTTTGATGACGGCGGAAAGTCGGTGCTGTCCGTCAATGAGACTGCCGTCCTTGGCGAACGCAATCCCCTCGTGAGTGCATTGCCAGTGGCCTGCAATCATGGACTCGGCCAGGGCTTCGACGTGCTTGAGTTTCAGGGTGCGATTCGAGACGTTGCGTTCAAGGTATGCGGCGGCGGTAGTCGGGGTGATGGTCTCGGTTGATGTGTGCATGTTCAGGTGTCCTTCTTCGCGAGGGTCGTGAGAGCAATGGCGATGGTTTCGAGGGCGGCGACGCGGCGGGCTTGCAACTTCTCCTTCTCGGTTTCGTTCGACGGCGCGGACGACGTCGAGGGGCGGGGGCGGTTGATGTAGGCGTGAGTCTGCGCGGCGCATTGTTTGGCGATGACGTCGGTCACGTTGCACAGGTCGTCGACGAGGTCGTGGGCGAGCTGCTCGAACTCCAAGCGGTCGAGGAACGTCCCGCGCACCAGGGCGTCATGAGCGCCTTTGCGGTTGAGGGTGCTCATGCGTCACCGTCAACGGCGGCGTAGTCAATGAATGCGGTTCGGTTTCCCTCCGGTTTCGACGCGCGCCATGCGCGCATCTCAGCGACGTCGACGTAGAACATGAACCCGGCGGGCGTCGTCGGGCATGCGACTTGGTCGTGTGGCGCACCGGAACGGCACCAGCGGGCGATGGTTTTGCGGTCGACGCCCATCACCACCGAGGCCTGCGCCAGCGTCGTGTTTCGTTTTGGTTTTTTCTTGGCCATGTGTGCTCCTTCAGGCGTCCATCATCAGGACGAGCCACCGTGTCGGTGCGCCTTGCTCGTCGACGGGTGGCGGATCCAAGCGCCCCCCGTTTCGGTTGCTGTCCCGACGACGACATGCCGTCGGGCAACCATTCTCCCGCTGCGTCGAAATCAGCGGGAAACCTTTGAAGTTATTTCGCCTGCAGGTTCTCGACGAACCAGCGGAGCCCGGCCTCGGTCAGCCACCCCTCACCGACCTCGGTGTCGCGCAGGCATTCGTACAAAACATAGTCAACCTCGCGCTCGATGCGCGCGGCGCACATCTCAGGCGTCCAGGCTGTCCCGTCGATGGTCGCGCCGGCGCCGACAAACCGAGCGGATTCGACGACCGCGGTCAGGCCCGCGAGCAGCTGCCGGCGGCGAGCGTCAACGCGGCCCCGCAGCGCGAGCGTAGCGGCGTGCCGGGCGTGGGAGTCGGCGTCGAACGCCACGACGCAGGCGCCGGTGAGCAGGTCCAGGGCGGTGCGGGCGACGCTCCCCTGCGTCTCGTCGACGGCGACGGTAGCGACGCGGACAGCCCCGCGCAGTGCGCGCTGGGCACCGGGCAGCGTCTTCCAGGTGCTGGCGTCAAAGTACGAGCTGGCCACCGAGGGCCACCCTGCGGCGATGCGAACGAGGCCCTGGGCGCTTTCGATTGCGTAAATCACCGGCCACCTCGAAGAACGCCGAACGCCGCGAGGGCACCAACAGCAGACACACCCACGACGACGGGGACACCGTCGACAGAGACGACCCAACCTGCGCGCCCATGGCGCGTCACGGTGGTCACACGTCCGCCAGGTAGTCGGCGATGGCATCGGCGAAGTCGGCCTCGAAGGCCTCGCGGACGGCGCGGTTATCGCGGACCCAGTCGGCCAGCTCCACCAGCGTCATCCCGTCGAGGATGGCTTCGAGGGCGTCGTCATTGTCGGCGAACCGTCGGGCGGCGGGGTCGGGGAGCAGTGCGTCAAAGTCGGGCAGGTTCATGTGTTCTCCTCGCCGGCGTGTCGTGGTCCGGCACGGCCAAACCCCGGGCTTACCGGGGAATGCTGGGGCAGGTTGCCGAGGCGAATCAACGGCGGGCGTACTCGGCGTTCGCCTCGTCGGCGGCGGCTTGCTCGTCGAGGGCGCGCTGGGCTGCACACACCATGGACGAAACGTATTCGGTCCACCCCTGCACGCGGTCGTCATCGGCCTCGGTGAGGCATGCCCGCAGCAGGGCCGCGCCGTTGTCAGAAACGTCGACAACGCAGAAGTCGGCATCGACGCCGGCGTCGCTGACGCCGGATTCTTCGAGGACTTCGACGGCGGCGCTGCTGAGGTTGTAGGCGCGAATCGTGATTTTACTGATCATGGTCGTGGCTCCTGTTGCGGCGGTGTTCGTTCGCCGTGAGCCGACCATGTCGCAGCTGCGACATGCTGTCAAGCATGGTGCTGATGTTTTTTTCTGGGGCTTTGCAAAGCCGTTTCGCGTGCATCGAGTGCGACATTCCGCAGTGACCGCGCGCACAAAAACAAACGCCACCCCCGCGAAAGAGTGGCGCCTGCCGAACACACAAACCCAGACCCACGACGGTCCGTCACCCGAGGTTACGGGGCCCCGTCCTCGAGGTCAACGCAGTTCGTCGAGGGCGAGGGCTCGCTGATTCAACCCGAGGATGCTCGCAATCTCGTCCTCGGGAACCCCTCGACGGCGCAGGTCATCGGCGAGGGCCTGGTCATCGGGCGACATCGGCGCGCGGTATTTGGCTTCGCCTGCACCTCGAACGGCCGAGGTGATGGCACCGGCGGCACGAGCCGACGCAGCGCTCGCCGGGGTCTCGGCGGCGCGGGAGAGGTTGCCCAGGCGCTCCCCGAGGGCGGCGGCGGTCTCCTTCCCCGTCGCTCGCATTTGCGAACCGCGAGCGGACCCGGCCTTGAAAGCGCCGACGGCGGCGGCACCACCGACGGGACCGGCCACGGCCTCGCCGGCCTTGGCAACTTCGGCCTCGCGGAGGCCGACCAGGCGGCCACCGGCGGCGCGGCCCAGGCTCTCGGCGGTCTGGTCCTCGACGAGGCGGGCGACCTGCTCGGCCTTGCGCAACTCCTGATAGAGGTCCTTCGCACCTTTCGGGCCCGGGCTTCCTCGCAGGCGAGCGACCATTGTCGACACCTCTGACGGCGGCACACCAACGAGGGCGGACTCGACGGCGTCGTCGGCGGTGTCGCGCAATGAGCGGATGTACTCCTGTTTCGCCAGCACCTGCGCGGGGCTGTCTCCCCATTTGCCGGCGACCTTCCCGGCGACGTTCGCCTTCCGCTGTACCTGTTCGAGGGTGTAGACAACGTCGCTCGCGTCCAGCTCGTCGGCCTGGGCAAGCATCGTCTCAACGACGGGGCGGTACTCGTCGGAATCCGCGAGCAGGGCCCTCGCTCGCTGGCGGACCCGGGCGGCCAACTGCTGCGACGAGACGGAGGCGCCGGCCTCATCGGCCTGTTGAAGGAGCAACGACTTTGCCTCGTTGATGGTTTCGCGGGATTTGGTCGCGGCCTCGTTCAGCGCCGTCGTCGTCGATGCTTTCGGCGCCATGCCATATTCACGCATGATGCGGGTCGCCTCGGGGACCCCACCTTTTACCGGCGGGGTGCCGCTCACCTTGCCCTCGACGAGGCGGGCCACCTTCAGGCCCTCGATGTTCGCGCCGGTTGCGCCTTTCGTGGTCGCAAGGCGGGCGATGTCGGCGCCTTTGCCCATCTCAGTGAGGGGCTTCGACAGCAACGACGCGACGGCGGGGGCAGTGCTGCGGGCCATTTGGACGGCGGCGGGAGCTGCGCCACCTGTGAGGGCGCTCATGAGCCCGGTCTTCGTCATCTCGCCGACCATCTCTTGCGGTTCGAGGGTCTTCGACTCGCCGGCGCCGGTCACGACGCCCTGCAATCCACCGACACCGATGCCGGTCAGGACGGCCTTCCCCAGGTCGCCGGCCTTGCTGGCGGCCCCGGCGGGCAGGAGCAACGAGGAGAGAATCTGCCCGGCGCCGGTTTTCAACGGTTCGGCGGCGCGGGACTCTTCGAGGCGCTTGCGCTCTTCGTCGCGGGCCTCGCGGTAGGCACGGCGGGCGGATTCCATGAACCCGTCGGACTCGACGGGCTCGAACCCGGTGAGGGCATCGCGGGCTCGTCCGTAAACGTTGCCCAGGGCGCCGGCAGCGCCGGCCAGCTCGTCGCCGAACGAGGCGGTGACGCCCTGCTTGGCACCTGTGGCGAAGCTCTGTTCGTAAAGCGGGCGGGCCTCGATGCGACGCTGCAGTTCCTCGTCGCGGGGTGCCTTCATCACATCGCTCACCGCTGCCATCGGCGCGGCGGCCGATGCCTGGGCACGTCGGCGGCGTTCCTTCTCGACTTCAATCAGAGCAAGCTCGTCGTCGGGATTCATTGCTTCCTGCCTTTCAGTGCGGCTTCATAGTCGGCGAGTTCTTCGTCAGTCATCTCGCTGATGGGTTTGGTGCGCGCGGCGGGCGTGGCGGCGGGGGCTGTACCGTCGGGTAAGTCTAGTCCGCGCGAGAGGTACGCGGCGGCTCGGCGCTGCTTGACGTCACCCTTCAGCGCAT